AGTGGTGGTGGCGGTGGCGATGGCGGTGGTGGTGGCGATGGCGGTGGTGGTGGCGATGGTTTGGCCAAAGGCGGTTTCGTATCAAAGAAAAAGAATACAGTTACTACTAGCCGCAAAAAAGGTTTAGCTTCCCGCAAGTGATATATAATCTGAATACCAAAACCAGTGGTGGGCTGGTTGGTAGTGCTTACGCACGAACATAATAACTTCCCACCATTATTGGCTACCTACTCCCTAGATTTCTAGCTACAGATGGCCCCAACTTTAAAAGGTATTTATGACAGAAGTAGTTCTTGAACAAAAGTCGCAGAAGGCTGCAATCGTTCCGTTCGGTACACGCAACGCAAATCGTGAGCGTATTGAAACTGAAGAGGCTGAACTGAAGCGCCTTATGGAAGGCTCTGATAAGAAGAAGGATGATGTTGAAGATGCTGATGACTCTTCGCTGAGCGCTGAAGAGAAAAGCTTTAAGAAGCGGTATGGTGATCTTCGCCGTCATTCACAGCAGCAACAAAGTAACTTCCAGAAACAGATTGATGAGTTGAAAGAACAGCTTACTAAGTCTACCGAGAAACAGATTAAGCTACCCACCTCTGAGGCTGATCTCGCTGAGTGGGCTAAGACATATCCCGATGTTGCAAGGATTGTTGAAACCATTGCCATTAAGAAAGCAAAAGAACAATCGTCAGCTATTGAGGAGCGACTGAATCAGCTTGATGAGCGTGAGAAGCTTACGGCTCGTGAGAAAGCTGAGCTTGAACTTAACCGCTTGCATCCAGACTTTGACAAGATTCGTGACACCGATGAGTTTCATGCATGGGCTGAAGACCAGCCTTCATGGATTCAACAGGCTTTGTATGAAAATGACAATGATGCCCGTGCTGCTGCTCGTGCCATTGATCTGTACAAGGCTGATATGGGCTTGACCAAAGGTAAGAAACAGAAAGAAGACAATAGTGCTGCCCAAGGTGTTGGCACTCGTAGCAGCAAGTCTGCTCCTTCTGACAATGATAATGATGGTGTTATTTATGAATCTGAAGTGGCTAAACTCACTTCAAAGCAGTACGAACACCATCAGGAAGAGATCGCTAAGGCTATTCGTAGCGGTAAATTTGTATATGATTTGAGCGGAAAAGCTCGATAAGTTGACAACTTTACAAAGTTAGTGATATAACTTTTAGCAGGGCTACATAGGTAGCTCTGCTTTGTATCCTAAGCACTCGCTTGCAACCTGTGCTGAAGATCGAAATGTAACGCAAATAGCACTGTCAGAACTACCTGAAGTTTTGATGGCCTATGTAGATATAAGAGGGCACTCAACATTCTACATACACCCATTAACGCCAGCCTCTGTATGTATGTTCAGCGTATTTAAATATATGCCAATATATCTATAGGAGATTTAAAATGGCTTTTCCATCCGCTGCCGGTTACGGCAATTTGCCCAATGGCAATTTCTCTGCTGTTATTTACAGCAAACAAGTACAACTCGCTTTCCGTAAATCGTCTACCGTTGAAGACATCACTAACAGTGACTACTTCGGTGAGATCGCTGCAATGGGCGATAGCGTTAAGATCATCAAAGAACCTGAAGTGTCGGTGCAAGCCTACGCCCGTGGTACTCAGATCACCGCTCAAGACCTCGATGACGAAGATTTCTCGCTGGTCGTTGACCAAGCCAACTACTACGCATTCAAGATTGATGACATCGAAGCTGCTCATTCGCATGTGAATTTCATGCAGATGGCTTCTGACCGTGCCGCCTATCGTCTGCGCGACCAGTATGACCAAGACGTTCTTGGCTACCTGACTGGCTTTACGCAGTCGGCTAAGCATGCAAATGCTGATACCGCTCGTACTACCATCCCCGGCACTAAAGCTGTTGCCACCGCTGGTGCTGACGAATTGCTGTCGAGCATGAAGCTGAAGAAAAGCAGCTTCACCAACATCACTTCTGGTGGTGACAACTCGATTCCAATCGCTCCTCGTCTGCCGGGCGCAACTGGTCTGCCTACGCTGACTGTTTCCCCGCTGATGATCATCGCCCGTATGGGTCGTTTGCTTGATCAACAGTTGGTTGACACGCAAGGTCGCTGGATTGTTGTTGACCCAATCTTCGTTGAGATGCTGAAAGACGAAGACAGCCGTGTGCTGAATGGTGACTTCGGTGGTTCTGGTCTGCAAAACGGTTTGATCTTGAACAATCTGCACGGCTTCCGTGTGTATGTGTCCAACAACCTGCCAAAGGTTGGTACTGGTCCCGGTACCGCTGGCACCGACAATCAGAATGCCAACTACGGTATTATGGTTGCTGGTCATGACAGCGCTGTTGCAACTGCTCAGCAGATCACCAAGACCGAGAGCTATCGTGACCCTGACAGCTTCGCTGACATCGTTCGCGGTATGCACCTGTATGGTCGCAAAATCCTTCGTCCTGAAGGTATCGTGACTGCCAAGTACAACGTGGCCTAAATTACAGAGGGGGCTTCGGCTCCCTTTGTTTCTAACTCTTTAAAGGAAACTCAAAATGTCTATCGTCCAATCCATCCGTCCAATTCCAGTCCTGCTGGAAAAAGACGTTACCCTTGCCGCCGCCTCTGGCACGGCTGTTGGTATTTCAGTTCCAGCCGGTGTTACCGTTCTGGCTGCTGGCTTCCAAAACTACACTGTTGTTCCTAACATCACAACTTATACCCTTGATGTGACTGACGGCACCACTATCTTTGCCAATGACTTGAACTTTGATAACACTGCCGCTAATACGAACAAGGGTGGCGTTGTCCCCGGCTTCGTAGCTGCTGCTGATACTATCGATGTGGTCACAACCATTGATGGCGCTCCCGGCACGATCTCTGGTCGAGTGTGGGCTGTTGTCATCGACTGCGGCGCTGGTACTCGCAGCGCTGTTGACGTTGACCGCGACCAACTGGCTTAATAGCAAGTAAACAAGGAAGCCCTCACAAGGGGCTTTCTTATTCTTTATTTCCAGATAGCAAATATGTCATCAACCTACCTGTCTCTTACGAATGAATTGCTACGCCGCCTTAACGAAGTTGAGCTTGATGCTACAACCTTCGATGGCGCACGCAATGTCCAAGCTCTTGCTAAAGACTCTATCAATTCATCCGTAAGAGAACTGTTGCATTCTGCTCAAGAATGGCCCTTCACTCTCATTACATATCCACAGACTCTTACCGTTGGTCAAGGGTCTTATTCTTTTCCTGCTGACACGAGCAGCGTTGATTGGGAAAGCTTTTACATTAAGAAGCTTAATGACGGCAACGTCCCCGGCAAACTTCCTTCTGTTTCATATCCAGAATACATTGAACGATATCGCGGTCAAGATGAAGCCGCTGGTACTGGTGGATACGGAACACCTATCGTAATTGGTATGACGCAAGAATCTAAGTTCAATGTATCACCACCGCCAGATCAAGCTTACATTATTGAGTATAAGTATTGGAGTTTTCCAACATCGCTTACTCTCTCGACAGATATCTGCATTGTCCCTGATCGATTCAACAATGTCATCATTGATGGCGCTATGATGTTTATGATGCTGTTCCGCAGCAATGAACAAAGCGCTTCTATCCACAAAGACAAGTTTGAGCAAGGTATCAAAACCATGCGCCGCTTGCTGATGGATGAGCCTTTGCACATGCGTTCGACAATGCTAACTAAGCCAACTCTTTCCTCTAGGGTGTTGAATGGCTGATAAGATTCAGGCATACAAAGTAAGTTGCTTGGGTGGGCTAGATACCAATAAGGATATGCTTGCTCAGGGTGAGGTGTATCCCGGTAGCGGTCTTCAGCTTATCAACTATGAGCCATCAATCACTGGTGGATATCGGCGCATTAGTGGCTATGCTAATTCATATGGCACCGTTCCCGGTGAAGGTTCTGTACTTGGTGTAAACATTAGTGAGAACATTAACAATGGTATCTTTGCTTGCCGCAAACCTATTTCTCCAGCGACTGCGTATTTCTATCGCTGGAATATTTCTACGTCTGCATGGGTTGCTATCACCACTCCTGTCGATGTAACAATGGTTGGTGTCAAGAAGGTTCGTTTTGAGAACCTGTCTTGGGGTGTTGATAAGATGGCAATGGCTGACGGCATTAACCGTGCTGCCATCTATGACGGCACTACATACACACAGCTAGCATCACCAGCACCGGCAGCACCTAAGTTTGTAACTCATTTCGCTAATCATTTATTCTTGGCTGGTGACCCTTCTGAACCATATAACTTGTACTTCTCTGCACCGCTTGCAGAAACTGACTTCACTCCAGCCAATGGCGCTGGTGTCATCAATGTTGGTTTCCCCATTGTGCAGATTAAAAGCTTTCGTGAATCGCTGTACATCTTCGGTAAGAACAATATCAATCGCCTCTCTGGTTCAAGCATTGCTGACTTCAGGATTGAAGAAGTCACTAGCAACTTGGGCTGTGTTGCTTCTGATAGTGTTGTTGAGATTGCCGGTAATCTAATCTTCTTGAGCAACGATGGCTTCCGTCCTATTTCCGGCACAGCGCGGATTGGTGACGTTGAACTGGAAACAGTTTCTAAGCAGATTCAAAGTACTGTTGCTTCCATTGTGGATGAACTGGTGCAGGGTGATATCGACACTGAAACAGTCAGCATGATTGTGTATAACAAGAAGAGTCAGTTTAGATTTATGCTTCCAACCGAAGGCTTGTTTGGCTTTCTTGGCGGCATTCGTAAGACTGATCGTGGTAGTGGTTTTGAGTATAGCTTGTTGTTTGATGTTGTAGCCTCATGTGCTACCAGTGGTTATATTGGCTTTGAAGAAATCATTCTTCATGGCGCGTCTAACGGTAAGGTTTATAAGCAAGAGACTGGTAGCAGCTTTGATGGCCGTGACATCTTAAGCATCTATCAAACACCATACTACTACATGGAAGACCCTACCATTCGTAAGAACTTCTATAACATCACCACCTTCTTGCGTAGCGAAGGCACAACTAATATTGTATTTTCTGTATCTTATGACTTTGAGGACAGTGTTGGTGTGTTTAATCCCTCAAACTATGCTATAACAACGGTTGGTGCAGCAGCATATTATAATACTGCTGTCTACGATAGTGGTGTTACATATGACGGCAATCCTTCACCAGTGGTGAAGACAAACATTTCGGGTTCTGGTTTCTCTGTTTCATTTAAGTATGTTACCAATGACACAAACGCCAGTCATAACATTCAGGGCATGGTCTTGAACTTCTCATTTAACGACAGGAGATAAGCATGTCTGGTTATCAAAGACAATCTTCCGCTGACATTGTACCAACAGCCGTTGTACGCGCAGCCCCGATCAACAACGAATACAACGCACTGCGTGATGCTTTCCTGCTGGCTGGTGGACACCGCCATGACGGCAGTGCTACAGAGGGCGCTCATGTTCCTCTGATTGCTGACGCTGATGCTCTGAACAAAGTTGTTGTCGATACTACCAACAATCGCATTGGTGCTTTTGTTGAAGTGGGTGGCGCTGCTGTTGAGCAAGTGCGAATTCAAGATGGTGCCATTGTTCCTGTCACCACCAACGATGTTGATCTTGGTACTAGCTCGCTGAAGTTTAAAGACTTGCACATTAGCGGCACAGCTAACATTGCCAACATTGCCATCACCTCCGCTGACATCAATGGCGGCACTATCGATGGCACCATTATCGGTGCATCTACACCAGCCGCTGCCACTGTTACCAGCCTCACTGTTAACACATCGGCAACTGTTGCCTCTGCTGACATTAATGCCGGTACCATTGACGGCACTGTCATTGGTGCTTCTTCTGCTCAAGCAATCACAGGTACAACCATCACAGCCTCAACCGGCTTTGTCGGTGGTCTGACAGGTGCTGTCACCGGCAACACTGCTGGCACACACACTGGTCCTGTTATTGGCGCTGTCACTGGTGATGTCACTGGTAACATCTCAGCATCTTCTGGCACTTCGACATTCAACGATGTCACCATCAATGGTGGCTTGAACATGAATGCTGGCACTGCTGCCACCATCACCA